GTAGGGGATAACCCTACCATAATATAGTGTGATGATTTAGTCATCTCTATTGATTCACGCTTGTAAAAAGTCGTGTTATGCACGACTTCCCGTTGATCGGGTTTCACAGAGTTTATGACTCTTAAAGAATTTTCTATGCGTGCACTGCCATAGTGTGTATATGTCTCCCTTGTTCAACAAATGTTGGACATGTTACAACGTCAGGAGAGGAAGAACGTTTGCCGGGTTACCACGGGAGTTTGCCGACACTCCGCAGTACCCAATGGCTTTCGGGATTAGCCAAACTGGCTTTTCCCTTTTGTAGGATGCCGTGGCGGGCCTCCGATTCGCGTGTGTTTGATTCGGCGCACGCGTCTTATCTCAATGGATTGCTTCACTTATGAATAGGAAAGGAAAGCACGACGCCGTTCCGGGATCGGCAAAAAAGAAACCGTCCAAGTACGCGGATGCTGAAAAGCGTCTTTCGAGCATGGACTTGTTTCAAATCCCGGACTTCGACCCATATCCAAATAGGTCTGCAGAGAGTATTCTGTCCGATCTCATGCCTGTTGGTGATAGCGAGGTCAAAAGTGAGCCATCGATGTCTGCCGTTGGTATATCCGCAGGTGGGCTCGAGATCACGAAGAAAGGATATGTCCGTTCTGAAAGAGAGGTTACGGGCATTATCCGAAAGAAGATCAAGTCGCGACAAGCGCGAAAGAAGAAAGTCCAGCGCGAGTTGGAGTCGGAAAATCGTGTTCGCGACAGTGAGCGCCGTCAGGCGCGTGCTAAGAAATCTGAGAAAGGTTTCGAGAATCCTTTTGCATTTGAAGCGAAGCGTGCTCCCATTGCGCGTTCGCGCAAGAAGAAGAGTACAGACAAGCAGAAGTATTCTAAAGAAGAGCGCGATATGTTCCGAGCCATGAATGTGCGGAAGAAGGCACACAAGAAAGCTGCCAAAAAGAGGCGACAGAAGGCGCGTCGTGAAGAGGCTACTTTTGTTGCAGAGAATGGAACATTTGATATGTTCTCCGATATCCTTGGATCGATGCCTCGCTTTGAGGGTTCTGTTGATGAGGGACTGCAAGAGGCTTTCGCATCTTGTTTGGAAGCTGTTAATGAAAGATCCTTACGTCCCATCAAGAGCCCAGTTGCTATTGCTGTGTTTGTTACACAGTTGTATCGTTCGAAATGTTGGGCTGATGATTTTCTAGCTTTCACCGCGTTTGTAAATGCGTTAGAGCTTGATGTCCGATCTTTGCCTGCTTTGTATGCTCTGGCTTTGCTCCGTCGTCTTGTCGGGGCTCGTGTAGACAAGTTTGTTGCGGAAAGCTTATCCGATGATATTCGTCAAGCGGGAGCTACCATTTCGAACGTTTTCAGTTCCCATATGGTTGAGATTGTGCGAAATATCGTTTTGGTTCTTGTGAGTTGGAAGATGTTTTCTGTGGATGTTTCACGCAAGATTCATATGTGGTTTGGCAAGTTGTCAAAAGAGAAACGCTCTTATACCATTCCCGAGACTATCTCCCTCATTTCCGAGTCCATCGCCTCATTTGTTCGTATGGGTGAGAGAGTTATCGGGGGAGAGACGCTATCGAGTGTTTTTCTGTCGAAGAATCCCTACCAAACCGCTCTCACGAAGTGCAAGAATCTGTTGGTCCAATCAGAGTTCATCTGTTATGGTCTTCCAAAAGAAGGCTATATGCTTGGGCGCGATTTTGTATGCGAAGGTCGAGAAGTGTTAGTTGCGTTAGATTCGTTTTGTAAAGATGCCAACCCTCTGCTCGCTGAGGGTCAAACTCTTATTTCTCAACGCGACGCTTTGCTTCGTGCAGTCAAATCAGTCGAATCAGTTATGTTGGCTGGCTCTCGTCTTGCCCCTTGTGCGCTCGCTATTGTTGGCACGCCAGGGATTGGGAAGAGCTCGTTGCTGTATTTTTTTGCTGCCCTTTTTTCTTCTATAAAAGGAAGAGAGCATGACGACTGTTTGGTGTACAACCGTGTAAAAGAATCCCCTTTCTGGGACGGCTACGATCCGTTTGGAACACCGTACATCCATTATTCGGAAGTTGCTAGCTCTGCAGCTGCCATTCTGAAGAATCAGGGCGATCCGGTCATGAATGAGATTTGCTCGGTTGTAGATTCTGTCAAGTGCCATGCTAATATGTCAGGTCTGGCCGGAACGAGCAAGAGTGACGTGTTTTTGTCACCTGAGCTCGTCTTGATTGATAGCAATGACCATAACTTAGGTTTAGAGCACGCCTACGGCGCCCCAGCCGCACAGAAGCGTCGCTTTTTGTTCATAGTTCCTACAGTTAAGCCTGAGTATCGCAAGGAGGGTTCGATGGAATTGGATCCAACCAAGGGCGCGGACGAACGCATGTTTGACAAGTGGACGTTTGATATTTATGTTCATGCTGTCCTTACTAGTCGCACTACCGAAAAACGATATCTTTGCCGAGGCGGAGAAATTGATGCGGCAACAGATGCTGTTCGATCCTATATGAGAAAGTTCCTCAGAGTCCAGGGTGATGTCAAAGAACGCATTAAGGCTGATTTGGCCTCTCATGCGTATGGTGAAGAACGAAGCGACGATTACTATATGGATCTCCGAGCGGATTTTGACAACCGTTTACACGAAACTTCACCCTTTGATGATGTCGCTGATGCAGGAGGCTTTGATTTGCCTGAAGATGCGGCTAGTTTTGTGCAAGAGAACAAGGAACATGAGAGTGGCGAATTTGCTGTAGAAAGCGGTGAGCACAAGCGGTTTTTCCGTTTGTTTGCTCAACGCTTATGTGGTCTTACTTTTTCGACTGTTGTCGCTCTGGCTCACCTGTTTTTTGTTACGGTGATCACTGTTTTGCACTATACTGTGTTGAGTGGGTGGTCAACCTTCTTGGTCACCTTATTGTGTGGGTACTGTATTGCCCCATGCTTCGCGTTGTGGGTAATCGGCTTGTATATGCTACATCGAACACCTACGTTCAAGAACACTTTTTCTATGCTTGTGAAACAGGCATATCGAGAGAGTAGAGAAGAGGCTCGTTTTAGGGCTAGGAAGTTGTATGGTTTTCTAAAGTTTGGTACGTCGCGCAGTGTCAGAAGGTATGGTACCGCCGTGGCATTATTGAGCGTTACAGCTGTGTTCTCTTGGATACTCTATATGGCCACGAAACGTCGTAAGAGAGTCCTGGTGACTGAGTCTGGCGACGAGGAACGTTACGGGTGCCAACCTTCTGCAAAGCGTATTCCTGTTAATGGTACTACCGTGTGGAACACTCGTGAGCCGCGAGATGTGAGTCTCCACAAAGGTGATTTGCGTTCGCTGAACGCACTTGCCAATCGAAACAGGTATCCAGTCCGTGTAGTACTGCCGTCTGGTGCTAAGAATGTGACGCACATTCTTGGCGTGAAGGGTGATTTGGCACTGATCAATATGCATTTCTTTGAAGACGCTAAGGAAGTGCTGGAACTTCATATTGGAGACCGCAATGGCATCGATGAGTGGCAATTGCGGCGTACAGTGAAAGTCCACCCTGAACGCGATATTCGAATTGTCAACGGTGATATAGGCCTTTTGCGAGTTGAGGGAATGCAGTTCAAGAACATTGTCAAGCATTTCCCATCCAAGCACAATGCCTTTCAATATGCTAGATCCCTTATAGGTGATCATTTCACGTTTGCAGAGACTTGTGACAACATAGAAGCGACCACGAAGAGCGGGAGCATTCGGTTTCCGCAAAGTATTGTTTATACATGGCCCCTTCATCGTAAGGGAATGTGTGGCACTCCTATTGTAGGGACACGTGACTCAGGGTCGTGCATTCTAGGTATACACAGTGCTGGATCTTCCAGTACACGGTGTTGTGCTAGTGTAGTTACTCAATCCAATATTCTCGATGCTTTGGACAATTTTGGTGATCGCCTCATTCCTGAGAGTCTCTCTTTGGGAGATATTGAAGTGGGGCTTGATCCACATCCAAAGTCTTTCATGAATTATGTTCATGCACCTGGGGCTACATATTATGGAAACATTCTCACCCCTATGTTGAACCAGAAGAGTAGGTTGAAGAAGACACCCTTTGCTGGAGAACTTGATGCTTTCTTTTTGTCTAGTTTTTCTCACATTCCGAGTGAAAGATACGTGCCCCCACTTATGATGCCACGAGGCAAGGGAGAATCTTTCCTTAGTCCTTACAATGTCAATTTTGAGCGTATGGGTCGTGTCAGAAAGTCACTTAGCACTGACGACATGAATTTGATTGCAGATTGTTTTGCCACTAGGGTTATTGATCTCCTTGAACGACGAGGTGTCAGGAATTTGTCCCCGCTTCCAGTGCAAGAGGCGATCGATGGATCTCCTAACGATCCATTTATTCGCCGCATGAATTTGCATACTTCTGCCGGATTTGGTTGGGGGGGAATAAAACTCGATCATTTCGAGCGCAAAGAAGAATTTTTGGGCGGTCGTCCTTGGTATGTTTCAACGCCCTCAGATGAGTTGGTAGACAGTCTCACTAATTTGAGATTATGTTTGGAATGCGGAGAGGTGCCTCTAGAGTATTTTACTGCTGCGCTGAAGGACGAACCCCGTCCTGTGGACAAGGTTGCCAAGGGCAAGACACGCGTATTTGCTGTAGGTTCAATGCCCGTCTTAATTCTGGCTCGCCAGTTCTTGGCACCTTTCTACACTCTCATGATCCAGTATGGTGATGTTTTTTGTACCGCTGTTGGTGTTGATATGCATCGAGATGCTGAAAAGATCATTGGCCGCGTTTGTTCGAGATTTTCGAACATTATGGAAGGTGACTTTGGTGGCTATGATCAGTGCATGCCTGTGTCGATTGGACATGCTGCGAATCGAATTGTGTACAAAGTCCTCGCGCATTTTGGATACAATGAGAACGCGATGAAAATTGTGTCTGGACTGTTGTCGCTCATGTTGCACCCTTCTGTCGTCATGGCCGGAGAACTTCTAAACATCCCCGGATATCAGCCTAGTGGTAAGTATGCGACCGCGGAAGACAATTCCCTGCGCAACATCATTATTCAGATGTATGTCTTTTGTGTTGCCACAGGAAAAGAACCCAATCAGTTTTTTGACTACGTGGATTCTATTTCGTATGGAGACGATTTGCTCAGTGCTGTGTCCGATGCCGTGTGTTATGACTACAATGCCGCGACTTTTTCGCGTATTTGTGAACAAGAGGTTGGCCTCACGTTTACCACTTCTGATAAGCAGGATGTGGTTGATGCGTTCATAAAGAGGGAAGAAATGACTTTTCTCAAACGATCGTTTTCTCCTCATTTCACGGGCGGCTTTGTTGCTCCTTTGTCTCTTGACTCCATATACAAGTCGTTAGAGTGGTATATTCCCTCAAAAGACGTCAACGAAGTAGAACAGATGAGTAGCACGTGTGAAAGTGCCTTGCGTGAGATGTATTTTCATTGCACGAGTCGGAAGCATTTCAAGAAGTGCCGTAAGTTTTTGTTGAGCCAACTTTCACAAGCATATGGTGCTCATTTTGAGCTTCCCACGTTTGGTGATATTGAGAAGAATTTATGTCCCCAACTCATGCCTGTAGGGGGAGGAAGACAGGATATCGTGGCGGAAAGTGGATGTTTTGACGGACCCGATCAGGACTCTGCGTTGCCGCGGTTAAACCGCTTTTGTTTGCATTTTCGCGGTTCCAAAGAAAATCAGGGTACAATTCGAGGTGGATTTGGTCGTCCCCCTCGTCTTATTCAATGGCCACACAGACATTTAGTTAAGATGATTAACATGTTAGACATGTTGGAAGTTGAGAGAATGCGTCTCTTGAATGAGATCGATGCATTCAAAGAAGTACCCAGAGTTCGCGATCGAGCTCTTTTGAAGTTGCAGAACTCGTATCACGCTGATGTTGCGTATCGCAGAAATGTTGATCGATATATGCAGCTTGTTGCAGAATTGCGCAGCTGCGAACGTGCTATTACGCGTCTGGCGGGAAGAATTGAGTTCTTGTCGAATCCCACCATGGTGACGGAGTCTGGTGAGTTGACATCAGGAGATATAGATTCTGCTGTTATTACGCCTACAGAGAACTTGGTTGATGTTGCCGGAGACACGCCTGATGTGAAGGACGTGGGGGAGGAGTACGCAGTGCCTGCCGGGCAAACTGGTACTCTTCCGATTGGTAGTTTCATGTCTCGACCGGTTGAGATTGCTGCTGGTACCCTGTCATATGGTCTCCGTCCTGATTTGGAGTTGAATCCCTGGAATACTATTCTTAGGGAACCCTCAGTGCGAGCGAAGTTGAAGAACTATCCTTTCATGCGCGCCAATCTTAGAGTTCGCATTATTGTGACAGGAAGCCCGTACGCTTATGGCAAGATTTTGGCTTCGTACCAGCCATATCCCACGCGCAATGATACGCTAAAGGCTATAGTGGCAACGGGCGCGGGAGAAGCACGGCGTTGCTATTTGAGTCAGGCGTATCACTGTGGAGTAATTGATGTGAGAGCTAATCAGCCTTATGAGATGGTTGTTCCTTATGTGTCCCCACAACCTTTGTTTCGTTTGTACAATGCTAGTGCGCTCCCTCTCCCGAGTGCTACGGATCTGAACGATGTGGCACCTATGGGAAATCTGTACCTTTATGGTACAGATGTGTTGCGAACCGCGTCGGTTACAGCTACGGATGTTTCTTATCAGGTGTACGCCTGGCTTGAAAATGTCGAACTAGGTAGTTCAACCGCCACTCAGATTGATCTGGTCACAGAATCAGGCCAAGTTGATGAGCGAGAAGTGGGTCCGGTAGAACGTTTCGCATCGCGTGCAAAAGAAGTGGCGGATAATGTGAGTTTTGTGCCTATGCTGGATCATTATGCGAAAGCAAGTTCCATTGGTTTTGGTGCCTTAGCGCGGATTGCAGCGATATTTGGCTTTTCGTATCCCACTGTCATTGAGCGGCCTTTGCGCATGAAACCGCAACCATTCCAAAATGGGGCCAATATGATTGGCTGTGACACAGGGAAAAGGCTTGTGCTTGATCCGAAGCAAGAGCTTTCGATGGCACTCCAGTCCTGTGGAGTTGCAGAAGATCACATGTCCATTGCTGCAATATGTGCGCGTCCTGCGTTGATCCAAGTTTTTCCCTGGTCGTCGTCGGATGCCGTGCAAGTTCCCATTTGGAGTGTGGGCATCAATCCTGGATCGTTATATGCAAGGCACACGGGGGTCACTGAGTATGTCTATTGTCCATCCCCGCTGTGTTTTGCCGCGATGCCATTTGAATATTGGCGCGGAGATATCACCATCACAGTTCAGGTTGTTTGTTCGAAGTTTCATCGTGGGAAGTTTGCCATTGCATACGAGCCCAATGTATCGCAGTTTGGGCTTATCACGTCGGGATTTGAGTTCAACAAGAACTATACTCGAGTGATTGACATTCAAGAGACTCAAGAAGTTTCTTTTGTCGTGAAATGGGCTTTTCCAAAGCCTTGGGCCAAGGTTCACAAGCCGGCCCCCGACAATTTTTCTCTTGATTATGCTGGAGGACCTTCCTTCTTTGAAGAGGACAATGGGTTTATTTCAATATACCCTTTTACTCGTCTCACCGGTTTGGAAGACACTCCTGTTACCTTCAACATCTGGGTTCACTCTGATAAGATGCAGTTTAATCAACTCGTGGACAGCCACTATCCTGACACGAGACCGTTGGTGGTTGAGTCAGGTGTTTTTGGTCAAGATACGACGACGATGGTTCTAAACGAATCCACGGCTGAATCGGCGCACATTGCTGAGGACTATTTCGGAGAACAACCCATGTCCTTTAGAGCGTTGTTGAAGCGTTTCAATAGCTTTATTGATATTTCCACGCTCGACGTTCCTACAGTCGTGGGTGGCCGTATCATCCGATATCTCAATGCTCCGAGCTATCCGCCGATTTTCCCAGAGTATAGTGGTGTTGCCACTCGACGCCCGCCCAACTTGTTTGGATATTTACGCGGGGCGTTTCTTGGTTATCGTGGAGGAGCGAGGCATAGGCTTCTCATTCATGGTAGCAATATGGGGCTCCTGGACCCCGTTCGGATTTCGCTCGACGAGCCAACTGATGTAGAGGTAACTCCAACGGTTGGCAACTCTAGTATTATCTCGCAATTTGATTGTACCCCTAGGGGAACTGTCACCTTTGTTCCAGGAACCAATGGAGGTGTAGAGTTTGAAGTACCCTTTTACACCAACAATTTATGGGGCGTTGCTTTTAGTAACGACCCCTACCCCACCGAAATTGCTTCATTTAATCCGCGGGCGACGCGAACGTTCAGTGCCATTTTTGGTGTGCAAAATCGCGACATTGAAGCCACGATCTTGCATGACTTCGCTACGGCCGAGGATTTTTCATTTTTACGGTTCAATGGGTCTCCTATTTATGAGGAAACCATTTGAGGCGTAAAGACCGAGAGGACGGTATATAAACTTTGAGCTCTGCTCAACCTCATGTTTTTAAATGGCGGGGCTCTGTCCCCCATTTCCCAAA